TTAAATTTTGTTGATTTTCGTATTGTGAAAGAAATTCTTTTGCAGATTTAATGGATTGATGTTTAACAGGAGTTAAATATTTCCCATCAAGAGATTTGAATTGTGTTTTCTTTTGAACAGGTACAAAAAGGGTAGGTTGATATTTATTGCGGGCCGTAGTACGTTCTCCGTTTCTAACTCCACGAACAAGAATACTATTTCCGTAACTTATTACATTTGTATAAAAATCCATAATATATCTATTATACTACAGTAAAACGCAAATGTCAAGTTTATTATCCGTTCAACTGTACATTAGGTAGTATAATTCCAGAACCAAATTTTGAATTCCATGCATTTCTAGCAGCATCTACAGGTTGAGTTATACAAATAACCCAATCCATTTTAACTGTTACATTATCATGTTTTGCAAAGGGAGGCCAAGGTGTGAAACCCAGGCCTTGATCTGTGGGCATTAATTGACAAGGATTGGATATAATAACATTATCACTTATTACTGTTACATCACCTATAATTTCCTCGCCGGATTTCAACTTAACCAAGCGAATATCACTCATCTTTCTTTTTACCAATATTATATTTTTGTTCAAGTATCCAATCGTTTTTTTCTGTAAACGATAATACCTTAATTTGACTTAATGGAGCTTTAGGCTCTGCTTTACTTACTAAACCTACAAGGCCCCAATCACTTAACAATCCAGCAATCGTATTTCTTCGTTCAATATCATTCTCTGTAAGGCTTGATTTTTTCCCATCTAATACAAAAAGTTCCTTAAAATGGACAATATAATATTTGCCTTTCTTATGGAGTAAATGACAAGATTGCCATAACTTCTTTTCTCTGCGAGATGCAACACCAATTCGTGATAGAGTTTCCCTAACCTTCAAGAAATCATCAGGCTCACTTAGAGTAACTTCTAGCATATCATTTGATGTCCAATTTAATTCTTCATCCATTTCCGCCTTTATTTAATTTCGTTTTCATATAGGATATATCCTCATCCTTGAGAACATTCAAAACTTCTTTAGCTCTCTGATCACTATATCCAAAATATTTTTTTACTAATTCTAAATTCTTAATTTTTGATGTTTTAAGCCAAGGAGCAAATCTTTTCTTTGACCTAATACTATTTAGGAGAAATTGAAACTGTAGCTTGTTGTCTAACCCATTGTAAATATTCATTTCATTAACTAATAAAATAGTATCTAAATGAGGATACAGACAACGATTTGATATATATGGGGAATATTTTTTCTCCCACATTTCATCAGCTGAGTCCATCAATGGCTCTTTAGACTGATTGATGGCCTTCAGATATTCTTTCAATTCATACATTATATAGGGTATATTTGACTGTTAATTCTTCACCTTGTTCTATATTTCTACTAGTAACTAGAGAAAAGTAGGTAAGCATTGATTCTTCTGGTGATTCTATTTTATGACAATTTGGTTCATCACTATGATTAATAAAACCACCTACTGGTGTGCGAACATAACTTGTTTCAAAGCCAGGAGCATAAATATGACTTACTCCTAAATGGAATCCCTTCTTAATGGGGGCTATTGCGAAAAGTCCATATCCATGTATGGGAGATTCTTTGATTACGATTGAATCTGGTAATGGTTTATACATAATAATATTTATAAAAATTTCATTAAGTTACTTTCATTCTTCCCTAAAAAGATACTACTACTCTTATAGTCAATACTTCCCTTTCTTTCAAGTTCAATATTAAATTCATTTTTTATTTCTCTTTCTACTTTATCAAAAAATGCAGAACCATCCCATAATCCATCTTTACGAATCAATTCTTGACATTGTTCCCAAAGTTTTAAATATTCATCATGATTGGCCTCGAGAAAATTTACCTTCTGTATAAAATCATTTGCATCTTTAGTTTGTAAAAATTCTGGAGCTCCAAAAATATTTTCATTGTCAGGGTCAAAAAATGGGATTATACCAAAAATTAACATCTTCCAAAATTTACTCTGTGAGCCCCAACCTTTACTTCCAGCAATCATTAATGTATATTTTGTATCATACATTACTTTATGCAAATGAGTCATTGGAATTTCTTTAAATTGATTTTGATGTTTTCCTCTTATTAATTTTGCATCCCATTTTCCGTAAATATATGTTTCTGGAAATGGATCTAATATAAAATTTTTAACTAGTTTCCATTTATTCACATCACTATCAGCTGATGCAGTACAATGCATTGCAACATTGATTCGTGTTTTTCTATCTCCTGGCTCTTTCAGTAAAATGTCTTTGTCCTCATTCATTAAGAACATATAAGAATGGCCAACATCTGAACATGGAATTGTTGTTTCAATTATTTCTCTACTCTTATATTCCTTGATATGTTTTATTGTAAAATTAGAATTCTTAACACATAAAATTCTCTTTGACCTATTATATAAATCTTTTGCTTGTACAGGTAAATATCTAGGATCTTCACCAATTTCTAAATATGGAAGTCTTGAAGCATTTAAATATTTTGTAATAATTCCAACAGACCTTTTTGAACTTGACATAGGAGTTGCTAACTTATTTGGGTCTGTAGTTAAATACATTGATTCTGGTATGGTACAAGCTGAACTGGGCCCGCCATAAAACAAACCAAAATCTAAAAACTTCCCCTCTCGAGCTCCTTCATTAATTGTACTTTTATTTTTAAAATAATATTCAAGCCAAGATAATTTATCTATACTTAAATATTCATGTGCATTATATCTCCATAAATTATGTACATTATCATTCTTGTTAATTTTATTATGAATTTCTGTATCTATCTTATTAATATCATTCGGACTTGCTATATAAAAAGTTGCATCTGGATATAATTGTGCCATACATGAAATAAGAATAGCTGATTCAGAATCACCACCTACCATTCCCCATTTTTCCGAATTAAAGGAAATGGATTTTCCAAATTTTCCAATTAAAATATTAATCATAAAAATTCTCCTAATGTAGCATCTTCAGAATACTTTCCAATTTTCTTTGGAGTTTTACCTAACTGCCCCATTGTAGCCAATCTACGATCACAATATGCAACACAAGAATATCGAGTACCTTTACCAGAAATTGATGTTACACCATGCAACTCTAAACTATCTGCAATAATTACAGAATTATGTGGAGCATCTATTGCAATTTTATATCTAGGAAATGTCAAATATGCACCCTTATAAACTCCAACACGAAAATGGCACATAGTTGTCATACCTGCCTCTGTATCACCAGAATCAACGTGTGCGGACATCCCCTTTGAACCCAATCCCAAATCACTATAACGATTCATAGAAAGAGTTGTCATAATCCCCACACGATGATTTTTACTAATATGTGTTTCTGCAAAATGTTTTTGTGCTAGAAATCTTTTTGGGTCAACCTTTTTAAATGCAGCTTCATCATATTTTGAAATGTCTTTAATAATCTCCCATTTTTCAGGATTGTCTTTAGTCCATCCAGACATTTCAATACCACCAGTAAATCTACCCTTCTTCCATCCAGCCATTACTGAATGAATTTCATTTGCATATGCAACCATTCCCCACTTTCCAGATTTTGTTTTTGTATGATAAGAATTGGGAGTTCTTAATTTATATTCTGTAATCCCTTTTGCTTTCATATCTTCTTCAAGAATGGGGCCAGATGCATTTGCTCTCATGACTGTAGTTTCCTCAATAGTTTTGAGACAATTTAGTATTGTATTATCTGGATATGCATTACATACCACATATGCAAGTGGTACACCTTCTTCCATTAATGTTGCTCCTGGCTTATAGATTGCAACATCTTCAACAGGAGAAACTACTTTATTGTAAGCATCTTCAGTTAAAAACTTACCACTCCATACATCAAGAGTTTGTTTAGCTCCAAAATCGTGTTCTAACTTAATTGTTTGCATGGTTCTAATACTTTAGTGTAAATCGATTCTACAAGATTTTTAAGACATATAGGAGCAACCATCAATCCAATTCTTGCAAGTTTATCATTAAGACTGCCGGTTTGTATATAATCATTCGGTAATGTCATTAAACGAATTGCTTCATAAGTTGTATACACCCTATCCTCTGCTGGGTGCAAATGTACTGCAAGACTTGTCATCAATCCCTGTTCTGAAAGTGTGTGTGATGCTTGATTCCAAGGCACTCTACGAGATTGAAAAAATGAAAATTTCGCTTCGGGTACTGATTTTCCTCTTGCTTTACGATGTGCAATCAATTTTTCATACCAAGGCTTAACTACATCATCACCTACTGACATTACTCTATCTGGATTTTTTTCTAATCTCTTTAACCACTTATACTTAGCACTTTTTGTCATTGCTTCACAAAGTTCTTTAGCTTCAGCCATATTTACAGGGTCAGTTTGCAAGTCCCTAATTGCATCCTCTATTACTGGTTTTCCATTATTGTCTGGCTCTGGATATATACTATTAATAGTCATCCAATTCATACCAATCTTATCTGCAACATCATTTCGTACTCCTACCATAAAAACTCGTTGTCGTTTTTGTGGCACTCCATGTTCCCAAGCATTCAAAACTTTATGAGTCATA